TCTGAAGCAGAAACTAGTGAACCACCAGTGTTGGCGGCACTGTTTGCACCATTACCAGCACCGAATGGATCAGTGCTGATGCTTGATGTTGAGGTGAAATCACCACCAGTTGCACCAACGCGAGTATCAGCCTCTTGGAAGAGGGCTTCGTTTGAGGTTGATGAAACTGTTCCACTTGAAAGATCAGTGTACTTAGCACGCATGGCAAAGATAAGACCTGTTGGTGCGCTCATTGGCTGAACACCACAGACATCATAAGCCATTAGGTTTGGCATAGCACGACGAACGAGTGAGATGAGAACGGGGTCAAAACCAGCGTAGTTGCTGGAGTTACCTGCGATTGCACCACCACCGAGGTTGCCACCGAGGGCGTTGATGGGGGTTTCGGCGAGGTACTGCTCACGAAGAGCCTTCTCTTCGTTCTCTAGAAGAACGGCAGTGACCTTTCTCTTATAAGGATCGCTGATTGATGGTAGATCCTCATGCTCTAGAATTGGGGACCACTTCTCTTCTAAGTGATCCATTGGTGTAACTGAATCGAAGTCCATTTGAAATCTCCTTTATGGGTTTTGTTTTTCAGTGTCTCTTGATGGCTCTAGCGTAGCCTTCTACAATTGAATTTACTTCTTTGTCGCTTCTTGGAGTTCCTTCGGTGTTGTCATCTCCAAATTCTTCGGAAATGGTTTCACCACCAAAGTATGACTCCTTGATAATGTTTAGTTTTTCGGCATACTCTTCAATGTCTGTATGCTCAATGTTTTCGACGAGTGACTTGAATCGCTCGACTTCGGTATCAACAAGATCTTCTGAGATGCTGTTGAAAACAATTTCTCTCTGAAGTTCAAGAAGATCCTCGGAGAGATCAATTGTTCTCTGAATCTCATCGTTTAGACGAGCAACGAGTTCTTCGTTCTCTTCGGCGAGTTCATCAACGAGATCAACCTTGCCTTCGGGAACTTCGATGTAGTGATCCTCAAAGAGATCACGAAGGCCGCTCATGAATGACTCGGCTACTTCGGTACGAATTCCCTGCTCGACCATGAGATAGTTCTCTTCGAGCCAGTTCTGAACAGCGTAATCAAGGTACTCGTCGATCTTCTCTGTGAGATCCTTAGTGACTTCTGCTACCTCTTCAGCAAGGCGAACAACGTAAGCCTCTTCTAGTGCTGCGATCTCTGATTCGATCTTCTCGTTTAGAGCAGCCTCAAAGATGGTGATTGCCTTTAGTTTGAAGTCCTCTGAAAGATCTTCACCATTGAAGAGAGCATCAAGTCCTTCGGTGACTCCGCCACCTGCCTGGTTTCCACCCTCTGGCTTGACCTCGGGGTAAGACTTCTCTGCCTTAGCAGCACTGGGCTTTGGCTTGATTGAGTTCTTGTTCTTCTTTTCATTGTTTGGACCTTCATCGGTATGAACTTCATCGCCCTTACCTGTAGTGTCCTTGTTGTACTTTTCTGAGTCAAGAACGACATCCGCTTCATCGAGAGAATCTAACTTCTCTAGGATTGTTCTTGCTGTGTCTACTGGATTTTGGCTCATTTGAAAGGACTCCTTTTTGTTCTATAAGCGCCATTATTTATATTTTTTTGAGTTTTGACATGAAGTCTGCGTATACTTCCATTAACTTTTCTTCCTTGTTTTTCTTGTTGGTATACGCAGATTCGATTCTTTCCTGATAGGATTGAATTGTTCTTTCTCTTAGAATTCCATTGTCCCAGATCCATTCCTTTCCTTCCATGATGCCATTAACAAAAGCATCGGGAGCAGATGGATCTGCTACGATATCAACTGCTGATAGCATGAAGTCCTTCTGAACTTCATTGATTCCATTTCTCTCTCGAAGAGATCCCATACCTCTTGAAGAAACACCAAGTTTGGCACCTTCGTCCATGAGGTTTTTGACAATCTTACCCATTGGTGTTTCCATGATCTTTGCCTTACCAATGATATTGTCACCATCCTGATCGAGGCTCTTAATAATGTGAGAAACACGATCAAGGTTTACGGTTGGTCCCTGTGGGTGGTTGAGTTCACCAAAGGCACGGTTCTGTTCAACATATGTGTTCTTGTAACGCTCAACCTCTGGAAAGAGAACACTATCCGCATAAAATCTCTTGTTGCGGTTTGGTTTGTTTGACTGCATGAAGATACCTTCAATGAAGTAATTCTTGTTGCCGTCTTCCTGTGCTTCGGTGACTAGCCTAACATCGTTGGTTGTTTCTGTGATTAGGAGCATGGGATCAGTCCTCTTCTGGTTGTGGTTCCTCTTGACTCGATGGATATTTACTCTGAATAGCATCTGCCATCTTGTTGTATAGAATCGTCTTAAGATTCTTCTCTGCTTCAGAATAGTTTTTATCCAATAAATTATCTATAATATTAGATGTTTCCATCTGTATCCTCGCTTTCGTGATCATCGGTTTCATCGTCTCTTCCTGTAACCAGGCTTGCAGCGATGTCGGGAGTTAGTCTCCCTGTAATATCTTGAACTTTCATATTGATGGTATCACCAAATGTCATCTTTAATCTGTCAAGGTTATTATCAATAATATCTTTTAGTATTTGTTCTGCTGGTTTCATAATCACTCCTGTGGGGGTAGACCTTCCTCTGGTGGAGGTGCTTCACTTTGCATTTGTTTCTGTATAGATTTAATCTCATCATCAGACTGTCGAAGAATGTTCCTTTTAATCCACTCCTCAGAATAGAATCTACCAATATATGGTTCAACTGCCTGAAGAATATCCATTCTTTCTTTTAGAATTTCTGATTCTTTGAGTTCTGTAAAGTATGAATCCTTTTGATAGTCAAAGTAGATATCCTGTGAGATTCTCTTCCAGTCTTCTTGGTTCATTATGCCTTTTAGAAGGCACTGTATACGAAGAAGATTGTAGAATAGTTCCGAGAATCTGTCACGGAGACGATCCACAAACTTGAAGAAGTTAACTTCATCCCGAGTAATCTCAGATGAACGACCCATGTTAAATCCATTCTCGGCTTCCATACGAGATACTGGAACATGAAGTGCCTTATATACTTTCTTCAAGAAGTAATCAACATCATCCATCTCTGATAGGTTCTGACCACCATCGAGTGTACTGATTTCGGTTCCTCTACCACCTTCTCTTCGGGGTAGCCAGTAATCCTCAAGCATGGACATGTGCTTACGATCGTCTCGTATCTCACCTGTGTTTGCATCATATACAAGTTTGTTTCGATAACGATTCATGATGTCTTTGAGGTACTGCTCTGCTTTCTGCTTTGGTAGATTACCAACGTCAATATAGAAGATACGACGCTCAGGGGCGCGTGAAATTCGATAGACAACAAGAGCATCCTCTGTTTGTCGAAGCATGTTGAGTGGTCGGATTGCTTTCTGTAGATATCCAACTACTCTCTTTGATGCTGAATCAACAACACCAGAGTGAATATAACAGATGGAATCTGGAGCAATCTTAAGACCCTGTTGAGTTGTTTGGAAAGAAGATTGCTTGTCAAGGTTTGTATAGAGATAGAACTCTTCCACTGATTTTACAAGTGGAACACTTGTGTTATTGATCTTCTTGTTTTCTTTATTGACGTTTCTGATCTTCTTGATATTAAGAGGATCAATCGCACGAAGTTCAATGATTCCTTTATTCTTGGAATCACTATCAGTAATTATATGATAGTACAACTTACTGTCAATATACCATCGTCGAAAGATTTCATATGATTTCTTGTTAAAGTTTAGAAGTCTAAGAATGGAATCAAATTCTTCTTTGACCTTCTTTTTAATTGAGTCAGAAAGATCAACATGATCCATGTTTATTTCTACAATCTTTCGATCCTCTGATTGAACCATAGCCTCTGTAACAATATCGTCGATGGCTATGTCTACCTCTGGGAAGAGAGCCATCGAACGATACTTCATGATTAAATCGTTTTCGGATTTTATGTTACCATTGAAGTCAACATACTGTCCATAGATTCCACCACCGAGACTAAATGTGCCATCATACTCATCAGGACCAACAAATGACTCTGCTTTTGTATCAGAGTCACTTGCTGGCTTGGGGGCTACTTTTCCGTTTTTACCAATGGTAAACCCAAAAATATCAATTGGCATTTATACATCTCCACATTAATAAACAATAATCAAGAAGAACCTTCGCCTAGTTTCCAGTGATCGAAACCGATGCTTACAGTAAACTCAGCGATTGAGTCGGTTGTATCGTAACTTAGATCAATGCTGCCAACTTCAATCGGCCAACAATCAATAAGAGTAACAAGTGTACCTGCTGCTGTACCATCTGGTTTGATTGGCTGAACCTTCCAGTCACCATATGCAAGACCACGATCGGTATCTGTAAGACTCATGAACGCAGCACTCCAATTAACGAATGCTTCATGAATAGCCTTATTTTCATCAGCGATTACCGTGATTGACCAATCTGTGAATGTTCTATCACCTACTCTTTTGATCTCTCTTCCACGATAAGGAACGCTGATTGTTCCGAGTGAAACAGAAGGTAGAGAGGCAGCCTTGATAAGAAATCTTTGATCGGGGTTTCCTAGTGCAACACCACCTGTTGTGACTTCAAATAGGTTTGGTCGAATTCCCTCACCAAACGCACTTTTAAACTGTCCTAATGATCCCATTAGTGTTCTCCTTTACTTTATATATCAACCTTCTGTGAAGAATGATCCTGAGTTGTTTGCTACGAAGTTAAGTTTGACAAACTGAACACTCTTTGTTGGCTGAATATAAATGTCAGCGACGAATTCACCTCTGTCGATCACGGCCTGTGTGTTGTTTGTTTCGTCACAGACGATTCGGTAGTTTTCAATACCTCTTCTGTTCTGAACATCTCGAAGAACTGGTTCAACTTGGCTGACGAATGACTGTCGAGTGAATGAGTCGTTCTGCTCAAAGAGAACGAAGTTTGCTGATGTTGCGAGTGACTTCTCAAGAACATTGAAAAGTCTTCTTACTTGAATCTTATCGAAGGCACTTGGCTTAGACTGTAGAGTCTTATCACCGAAGAGTAGTGTTCCTTGGCCTGGGAAAGCAAAGACATTGTTGATTCCGAGGCTATAAAGACCATCTCTCTGTGCCTTTGTTGGGTTAAATGCTAGTTTAACCACATTGAGAATTCCACCTCTAGTATAACCCGCTGGTGAGAACCAGGCACCGTAATCGGTTTCAGTTCTAGCAAGAAGACCAGCAATATCTCCGTTAAGAGGAACCCAACGAGTAACACCGTTATATGAGTCGTTCTGGTACTTCCAGTTACCATCCATGACTGCGTATGATGTGTCTCTACTGAGTGTTGTCTTATAGGTCTGGAGTGTTGAGTATGTCACATCTGAAAGAGTTGATTGGTTGATAAGTGATGAAGTGTCAGCGAAACCGCTTCCGACTGGTTGTGAGATGACAGCGATACAATCCTTACGAGTGATTGCTAGGTCAATAACGTGCTGGTTAAGAGCGTTGTCTGCATCACCAGCGATAAGAATACTAACATCGACTTCATCTGTATCTGAGAAGTAGTTTGTCCAAGCAGTTCGCTTGTTTGCTGAAGTGACGGCATTTCCATACGCACCACCCTGAAGTGTTACGCTGAATGGTGCGGTTTCACCAGAGTTACCAGCGGGCGCGCCAAAGATGAAGAATGGATACTTACCGAAGTCACTAATGGCAGCAGGAAGATTTCCTGATCCATCTAGATCGGCAGATGAGATTGTGATATCTACACCTGTTGTGTAACCCATCGCACCATAAAGTGTTTCATCCTGACCACCAGATGAACCCATGATGCTCTGGAAACCAGTGATACTATCGTCAATCTTGATATAGTTTGAGTTTGCAAGAACGTACTTATAGTAGAGTGAGTCACCGACATTATCAACAGCATTTACAATCTGAGACATACCCTCATAGAGTTCTAGAACGGCACCACTTGGTCCATATACACCCTTTCGGTCGATAACAGCGATTGATAGTTCATCGTTGCTCGCACCAAATCGGGCTGCATATGATGAAGTGTTAGGATTGAAACTAAACGCATCTGTGGCAGTTCCAGCGGCATAGGTCATACCAGCAGTTACAATCTGAACCTCAATTGCGCCGTTGACAAATGCTCCCTCTTCCTTTGCTCTGAAAACAAAATGCTCGTCAGCACCATAATCGGCACTAAAACCAGCAGTGGCACCAGTAGATCCAGTACCAGCGGCTCTTACGACTGTAAGATTGTTTCCATACTGTAGGAAGTTGTAACAGGTCCACCAGTCAGTACCATATCGCTGAACGCTTGGTTCGCCAAAGATTTCTTGTAGTTGCTTAACGCTACTGATAAGGACTCTCTCGTTTACTGGTCCTTGATCAAAACGACCGACAAACGCGGCTGGTGTTGTAGCGACGAGTGAAACAATACCAGAAAAGTCTCTCTCTGTTACTGCTACACTGGGACTTAGGGTAAATGCCATTTTATATCTCCTTAGATACGCTGCGTAATCCGTGAGTATTTATACTTTTTGAGTGTTTAGAAGAAGTTCCCAGCAGCATTATCTTCACTGGGAAACCACCTATCATTACCATCCCAAAAAGTATTCTCCTCGTCGGACCCATCCTGTAAAAAACCAAAAGGAGACATATCTTCTTCTAATTTCTCTATCTCTTCTTCATATATATCTGTTCTAACATCCACGTTTGTGAGGTTCTTGAAATAATCTTGACGAGTTAGCCATCCAAAAAGAACAAGACACATAACGAGGTCATCATTGTGTCCATCGTCTGCTTCGTATGAATTTCTTTTGGCAACAAACGTAGTTAACTCATTTACGATATCCTGATCCTCTACTATCAGTTTGTTTTCTTCAATCAAACTTTTAAGAACAGAACAACCTAATTTTTTCACAACCACTGATGTTCTTACACCAAACTGTACACCACCTTTGCCGAATCCACCACTGATTGTTTGTCCTTTTCTACCTTGATGTGATGTCATCAACACATGTTCGTATTCTAGGTCAGTATAAAGAACGTCAGCAACCTGTCCACCAATGTCATTGATTTCTATCAAACAATATGCCTTGTTGTACTGTTCTGCCAATCTTTTGATTACTGTTGGATAAACCATTGGTGAAATTAGGTTATTTCTGTATTTCGCAACAACTTTATATGGAGGTGTTGTGATATCAATCACTGTAAAGGCACTATAGTCTTTTCCCTGTCCTCTTGATGTATCTACTGTAATCACATACATGTGATCTTTCTGTGGGTCTTCATAAATAGCAAGTCCATCTGTATTTTGAATCTTTGGTTTTACCCAAGCCAGTGTATGGATCTTGTGTGATGATATCAGAGTATTTGTCGAACCAATGAAGTCACATTCAAATTCTGACTGAAACTGTTGCTCACTTGTGTTATTGATGGTATCCAGTTTCCACTTCTCATCACGCAAAGGTCCGCCTGGATATAATGGTACTTGTGACCAGTGAACTTCAATGGGAACATATTCATTTTTACCTGGCTCTCCCATCTGTTTGATGGCGTTTTTCCAGTAATAATAGAACATGTTCAAACCATTCGGCGTAGAAACCATAAGAACTTTGGTGTTTTGTCCAGAGGTAACTGTTGGGTATACCGAACTAAAGAACTCTTCTGCGATGTTGTTTGGAACGTGAGCAAATTCGTCCAAAAAGATCATGTTGAACGAACCACCACGAATCGCGGATGATGATGTCGCAGACGCAAGAACCTTTGATCCATTTTCGAGAATAATGGATCCTTTATTCCATTCCATAATACCTTGCTGCAACCACAGTGGAAGATACTCATATGCCAACTTAAGACGAGAAAGAATTTCTCTTGCAGTTGCTTGCTTGTTAGCAAGAATACCCACAGTCATGGACTGGTTGAAAAGAATGTAATGAAGAATGTAAGAAACGATTGTAGTAGACTTACCACTCTGTCTGGGGAGTTTCGCAATCACAAATCGGTTATTGTGAACCTTATCAATAATTTCTTCTTGATAATTGTAGAGTTCAAATGGAATAAGACCATCATCCAACGACACAACCTTGACATACTTCTTTACAAAGTAAATCGGATCCTGTGAGCATTTAATATATTCTTTAACTTGGGCTGGTGTGAAGTTTTGTTCTACTCCAGCCTCTTTGAGGTTTGGATTACCAAGATATCCTGTTTTCTTATCCGTCATCTATATCATCTGCCAATTCATTAATAATCTTCTTTGTGCTTCTACTTGCGTTGATTAAGTTCTGAAGTTCAGAAGTGGAACCAATAAAGATTGAGTTATTTGTTGTTTCGTTTGATTCTATCTTTGTTATTTCAGTATCTTTAACTTTCTTATGAATATCAATTAGATCCTTGTTTACATCAGCAACAGTTTTAATGAGTTGAGAAACTACTTCATATGCTCTTGGATGTTCTCCCTCTTCAGCAACATTAAGAATGCCCTGAATGGCATCCTTTCCGTTGTCAATGAGATCCATAAGGTTTTTTCGTACTGTTAGATAATCCTTCTGTAAATCGGGATCTTTAATCTCCTTGTGACTTACAGTTATGGATTTTGGTTCAGTGCGAGCAATCGCTTTTTCTTCTTTTTCCTCGAAGTCCACACCTAATGCCTTCGCTAGATTTGTATTCACATCCATGATCTATCCATTCAATCATACTTCAAATGTTGGACCTATATAGTTACCATAAGTATCTATGGCTCCAGTAACTCCAGAGACTCCAAGTTCATATGTGTGTTGATAAACGTCGTAGGTTTGTCCCGCTGTGATTCCAGCAACACCACCACTAACACCAGACTCGTAGAACTGCAAGGCCCCAGACGCTCCAAGTGTATAATCCCAAGTACGAATTTTGGAATCGCTGATGACGGTTGCTGTCTTTTCTGGACCGTAAACATAAGTTTTGGCAGTAAAGTCGAATGTTAGAAGAATGTTTCTTCTTGTATCAAAGTCACCATCATAATCTTCAGCAAGAGTTACATCATTTAAAACAATAGGAACATCAATCTTCTGAAAGATGTCTGTAAAGTTCAATGCTATTGTGAATTCTGGATTGAAATATGGTAGGATCTGTTCGGCAATCTGGAATCCATCATCCATGTTTCTTACCATAGCATAAAGAGCAAACGTCACATTATATGGTGCCTCTGCGTATGAGAATTTTGCTTTTCCTGTGCTAGCATCTGGTGTAAGGTATCTCTTATTGATTCTGTTCTTCATTCGACTTGGATCATATGAGATTGCTGTGATCTCGAAAGCAAGTCGAGGAAGTGTGATTTGTACCTTCGTTTCATCTGTGTCGATTGAACTTGGATTATCCAGACGCATCAAAAACTTTTCTGATGGTCCATATGAAAGAGGAACACGAATTCTCTCGATCTGTTCGCTGTTGTTATTTCTTCTTTCAATCACAATGTTATCGAAGAGACTACCAAAGCCAATGACTAACTTGCGAATTGCTGCATTGTAATATGTACTAAACATTAGTAGAGTCCCTCGCTGAATGGATCAACTTCGGTGAAGTCAATCACGCCCTGACTATCTAAACCAAACAGGCTGTTATCTCCATCTGGTTTATCTGTGACAATATTCTCTGGAACAACAAGGTTTGTCGAAGCAATAGTTGTGAGTGTATACTCTGCTGCTGAATTTCTTCCTTTGACTGTCTGATTCGCTCCTGTAAGGAATGTACCAGTATCGCTGGATATAGTGAGTTCGAGACTATCACGCGACCAGTCGATAACAGTCGCGGTTGCAGTTGCGTCTGCATACACAGAACTCGATCCAGAAACACCAGCAACCTGATACAATGTTTCACCTCGGTAGAAGTCAGAAGTTGACCCAACGATAGAACCAAGAGTGAAGACCTGAGCATATTCTTTGACTTTATCCTGAACGGCATTTGGACCAGAGAGTCCTGTCTGAATGTTCTCCAGTGAATATGTGAAGAGTTCACACTGAAGAAGATATGTTTGATTCTTTCCTAATTGATAAAATGGATTTTCATGTTCAACAAAATTAATCTCAAAGAGGTAGTTGCCCATTGGGAAGTAGATTAAATCACCCTCTCTTGGACGAGTGATGTTTGCTAGATCCCCAACAGATTCTCTGAATCTTCTTTGGGAAACAACCAAGGATACTTTATCCTTGATCTCTAATCCATACTTGGCAAGAATATCTCCCTCACCATCGAAACCATCTACACTCTGAAGATACATTTCGATTTCATATGTCGATGTAAACTTACTGAGAATATCTTCACCAAAGAGATTGTCCTTCTTGACGAAATCTCTTGGTAAGTAAATAACATCCATACCCATTGTTTTGATTGCTTCAATGGTAAGGTCTTCGATGAGATTCTGCTCAGAAGCGGTGCTTCTAAAGTTGAAGTATGGATTTGTTGCCATTTATTACCCCGTCATGAAGTCTATGGGTAGTTCGTATGTCAGTCTAACTTCTTCTTCGAGTTTCTCTACTTCTTCCACCGCATCTCTATAGATTTCACTTCCCTTAAGACTGACACCACCTGGCAACTGAATGCCATCATACTTAAGCATGTTTGTTCCCCATTGTTTCTTCAACAACGCGGTAAAGTATTTCTTGAGAAGACGATCGTTATAGATTTCTGTGAAGGTTTCTGGATTCAGAGCAGCATATGCCTCTACTACCAAATACTCACCAGAATTAATATCTTCATCCCATTTCATATCAAGATGAAGTCTGTTCGTTACTTTACTAAAACGAATCATCTTTTCTGGACTAAAGAAGTCCTGAATCAGAGTGTTATATCTTCGGAAGACATCGTAACTCGCAAGGGCATTATCTCCTCCACCACCTATTGCATTCATTGTATTAACACCAAAAACATCATTCAGTGCCCACTGATATCGAACATTGAACATGTTTACAGTCGCAGCATCAAATCTAAACACACGAACAACACTTACGATATCAGATCCCCTTGGACCTGTGCCTGTAGCACCATCCACGGGAGGAAGATCGTTCGTGCTAATATAACCTTTTGTGATATCCGTTGATGTTACCTGATGCTTGAAGTAGCATCTTTCAACACCATCGAAATGTCGCTCAGTAAAAAACTGAAGTGCTTCGTCGAGTCTATCTTCTGCTTGTTGGTAATCTACGTTGATTTCAACAACAGGCGCACCTAGTTTTCTCATGGCATAATCAATAAGGTCTTCTCTTGAATTGATAGCGGCCATAAAAATCTCCTGTGTTCCTATTTATGTATAAGAACACAGGAGAGGCATGAAAGAGATTATGAACTTCAGTCTTGTTTTGGTGCGCCGTTGATAGTTACTTGAACCTTTTCTACATCTTTCATGTCCATTTGTTCGATGTAGTAACGTCTGGTGATTGGAGATTTTCCTTCATCTGGGGATGACTTCTCGTAGTTAGTAAATCCTGGCATGTTCAAAGGACAACTTACCTTTGGATAATCTAACTTACTATATTCATCACCCTCTGCAATCAACCATGTTTGTTTACGATCTCCACAACCACAACCACCACAATAACTCTTGTTCCCATTTACCTTACTTGTTCTAAGGTATTCGCATGGTGGTAGTTCACCGCCATACTCTTGGTTCCCGAAACAACTGATGACACGAAGTTTCTTTGTCTTGGTGTCGATCTTATTGTTTGCAAGTCCTCTT